CACCGTATGGTTGGTATTTCTCTGCTACTTTCATATACCTATTAATTTTATGGTTGTCTGGGAATATTCTTTGAAACAATGGTATTAAATCTGGGTCTACGAAATCAGTAGCTTGTTCACCCATAGAAAGACCGAAATATTTGGTCATAATATGTTTAACTTTTTTAGCTACTTCTGACCATAATTGAGACAAAGTTCCGACATCACCTGCCTTATTTCTACTTAAAGCGAACTGTACGAATTGCTCTGCAAAGAATTCAGCAGGACTTTCTAGTTCATTAGAAGCTGCACCTGGAAGTATATTGCCTATTCGAGTTCTTAAACCTTCAGCAGTTACATCGTCTTGGTCTATATACTTACCTATAGAATTCCAGAAATGTCTTTTTTCTGTAGGCGATAATATATTAGCGTATGCCCAATGTCCTATTTCGTGAATAATTTTTGCGAAGTCTGGTGCTACGTCTCCACCCAAACTTCCCATAGGTCCAATACCTATAGAGTTATTTAAACCATCTACAGCTTTACCAGTTTGTGGGTCTGTATATCCGTCTGGGATATATTGGAACCCATCTCTAGCCTCAAAGAATTTAGGCATTTGACCTGTTTCAGCACCTTCAATCTGTCTTAATAGATTAAAGATAACAGCCATTTGATGTTTAGGTTGGCTACCTACAGGTCTGTTTGTCATTATTGTTCTTAACTGTTCTAATGATGTAGACCTTTGAACATTGTCATATATAATACCGTGAGGTGCTTCTCTTTCTAATATTGAATAAAGGAAGTCCATATATACAGTAAAGTTCTTATACTCTTCTTTATTTTTAATTCGTCTGTCTGACCATCTAACCTGCTCAAGATTATTTATCTCGTTCATAACATCACCAAGAGTTCTAAACTTACCCTTCATTGGTGGGTTAGTATTAGGTAAAGCATCTTGGTCTATTTCAAGCTCTTTAGCTTGTTTAATTCTTATAGGTTTCTCTCTAGGATTAACAATGTCTGGGTCATCCAACATTGTATTTCTTTTATTCTTACCGTCTGCACGTCTGTTCTCAGGCATTTTAATCTGAGGTTGGTCATCAAATGGTTTGAATGTTAATTGTGCTTCTTTAGTTGTACCTCTTTTAGAAGCGTCCGTATGACCTAACACAAATCCATCTTCAGAAGTTTTACCAAATATAGCGGCTAATGGTTTATCTTCTTGATATGGTTGAACAATTCTAACTACAAAAGGATACTTAGCTTCCTTAGTATACATCCAAGCTAAACGTCTACCTGCTGGTACCTTATCTTTAAAATCTGTAGCTGTTTTTGTTAGGTAAGGATTTTTACTTTGAACTATTTCTTTAGAAGCATCATCTACAGGTGCGTCTAGTGGCTCCTCTAATGCATTTCTATATGTGTTTGTTTCCTTATGGTTATTAACTTTAAATGTTTTACCCTCATCCTTTTTAGTTAAAGATGATGCTTGTAATAACCCATCGTCAAATGCTTTAACAACACGTGCTTTAAAAATAGATGGCAAGTTTCTTTTTAATAATTCTAAACTAGAAAACTCTGGGACAAACTCTAACTCATTAGACTTTATTTTAAACGTACCTTTTTTAGTCTCAAATACTCTACCCAAAGATTCATCAAATAGTTTAAGGTTGGCATTCATACGACCAACTGGTTCCATATCAGTAAATTTAAAGTCATTAGCTACATCAACCTCTATACCGTCCATATGAACTACTTCTGGTTTATTCTTACCTACTGGTTTACTATCTTGGATAGCATCAGAAAGTAGTTTGTCATACTTCGCCTGAATTTGTTTCAGAGCTGCAGTTAGTCCTGCTTCGTCTATCTCACCCCTGACTAATTGTTGAACAGCATCATTTAATTCTTTAGACCTAGCTATATTCAGAGCATCTTCTAGACCAGCTTTATCAGCCATTCCTCTACCAACCAACTCATCTTCGGCAGTAATCTTTGTGCCAAGTAGTTTTTCTGCACTTTTCTTTTCTATCTCAGCATTCTTTTGTTCTATTAATCCTTTGTCTTTTGCTTCGTCTAATGCTTTTTGTGCTTTCTTAATTCTAAATCTTGATTTATATAAACCAAGTTTACCTAGTTTACTTAGGTCATCTTTAAGGGTTGCTATCTCATTATCAAGAACAGCATTCTGTGTTTCTATATCTTTAAAGTTAGTGCCTGGCTCAGCTCTTTTTAGTCGCTGATTGTTTTCACTCTTTTTGTCTTGTCTTGCTCTTATTCTACTTATAATTCTATAAGCCAAGTAGTTAGGGTCTGTTCTTTGTTTAACAACAGTTTCTGCTGTTATCTCTAAATGAGTAGAATTCTTTAATTCAAATAGATGATTATTAAGTTGTTCTAATAAACTATCTCTACTTTGAATATACTTTTGATTGAATTGTGGAATATCGTCTGTACTTCTGTAAACACGACCATCAAACATTACTCCAGCACTTACACTTTGTTTTTTAGTTCCATACTTAACTCTTAATTTTTTAAATCTAACACCATCAATAGTTACTAGATTAGCAGGAGTTACTTTTTCTCCTGTTTCTGCTAATTGTAATGCGAAGAAACCATTCTTATCTGTGTTATTTGGATATAATGGAGCAGTAACTTCTTTATTAGAAAGTTCAATTCGTTCTAGATTATCAGCAGTTCTAGAACCCAAATCTCTAGACATAGTAATAAGGTCAGAACCACCTTTATTAACTGGCTGTTCTAGTTCTCTACGTATCTTAGCAACTTCTTCTGGAGTTAATAGTTTTGGTCGAGGTGGATTTTCCCCATCTTCAACAGCTTTATTATATTTATTTTCCTTTAATCTATCTGCACGAAGAATTTTTCTTGCTTCTTCTGCTCTTAAAACTGATTGAGCATTAGTTCCTTCGGCTGTACCACCATCTAATATCTCATTAATTTTATTTGTTTTGTTTCCGTTTTTATCATAGCCTTGAAATTTATGTGGGTCATTCATCCATCTTCCACTAGCATTATCTATCCAGCTTTGTTGCATACCTGTTAATGCGGCATCTTCACCTGAAATCTTTTCACCATCTTTATACCTATCTTCAAGTAGACGACCGTGATATCCATACTTATTAGAGCCTCTTAATATTCCTTGAATTTTTCCTGCTCTAGTACCAACATCTACAAGTTTACCATTAATGGTCATCTTGCCACCCTGAACGTGAATACGACCCATCTCTGGAGCTAAATCAACATCAGCTTGAGATGCAGGTTTACCTTGTTCAACACTAAATACTTTACGTCCACCTTCTCTATTAGCAATAACCTTTTCAATAGCACCCCTTAATGCGGCACGTATAAAGTTATCATCCATAGTTTTACCAACTTGGGTATCTAATAACTCTCTCATTTTAACTATTGCTCTATCAACCATACGTCTTTCGTGAGGTTGTAGCTTCGCTAAATCTGGCTGTATTTCTTTTAAGAAATCTTTAATTGGTTTTCTTGTGAATTTTACAGATTGTTTACCACCACCTGACATTACTTGAGTTAGCACATCAGCCATCTCTGAACCGAAACGAATGTTTATTTCTTTTAATACTTCCTCATATGGAACATCTGGCATTTCATTTGCCATAGCTACGAATAGTTTTGTAGAATTTGTTCTTACATACTCATCGTAATATCTATTAATATCTCCTAGTTTCTTCGCCTTGATGTTAGCGTCACCAGGTGATGCATCATAAGATGCTTGGAATATGGCTCTTATTTTAGGTATATCAAAAGGAACTAAGCCGAACTCTAATTCACTTGTTTGAGTAAATTTACCTTTCGATACATCGTCTGCTACTAACTGAGCAAATAATTCTTCTACTTCTTGCTTGGCAAAAAACTCGTCTGTCTTTTTATTAATAAATTTTTGTCTCGCTAAAACTTTATCGCTGTTCTTTTTAAGTCCTTTTAATTCAATCCTTAGAGCTTTCTTTATTAAACCTTCTTCGTAACCTAAAGCCTTTAAGAAGCCTATAGAAGTTTCGTCTGAGTTAGCAGCTTTATTAATTTCGCTGTCGATTGTAGGTATTTCACCAGTATCTTTTAGATTAGCTTCTTTTAATTCAGCCTGAGTTTCTTCTACTTTTGTAGCAGTATCTTTAGTTTGTTGTATTTCATTAGATAAATTATCTAGGTCTTGTTCTAGTTTTGATGCTTCTTTTTGAAACTTATTCTTTTCTGTTAATAGCTTCTTACGTTGAGCTTCAATATTTTTTAACTCTGCCTTTTCGTCTGCGTTTAAATTTCTGTTTGCTCTAGTAGCACCCTCAGTAATTCTACGTCTTGCATTCCTATTATCAACAAGTGCATCTGAAACTCTTGTGAACTCTGACTTAGCTTTATCTAATTTTTTATTAACTTCTACTGTTGCTAATTCTGCTTCAGTTGGTTCTGGTTCAGTAGCTTTTTGTATTGTTGCATCATCCTCTGGTTTAATTCCTTCGGGTATTGCTTTTTCTGTAGTAGTAGTAGTTGTTGGCTCTTCAGCAACTGGTTTTGTTCCAGTTGTATCAGCAGTAACATCAGCATCTACTCTAGCTGATGGTAAAGATTGAGAAGTAGATATAAGTTGTTCTATACCTTTTCCTGTTTCTTTATAATCTACAAGAATTTTATTATAATTATCATATGCTCTTCTATAGTCATTAGCTCTTGTTAATAAATCATCTCTTTTTATACTTAGCTCTTGATAAGTTTTTTCTTCTCTTAAACCTCTTTGCTCCATATCAGTAAGCTGTGCAGTCATTGTTTCTGCATCAGATATCATCTTAGTAATTTCTTCTGGAGCAGATTTCATCTTCAGGTGAGCAGATAATGCACCTCGTCTTTCTAAAATATCATCAGCTAACGATTGGTCTATTACACCATCATCAACCAACTTCCTAAGCATCGCATCTTCGCCTCTACCATAACCAGGTATTTCTTCACCAGCGACAATTCTTGCTCTATAACCTTGTGGAAGTTGTTCTTCTAATAGACTTAAGTTGGCTCTTAATTCATCTTCATAACTATCAAAATGTTCTTTTCTTATTGCCTGTACTTCTGGTGCGTTACCTTCACCCAAATCAGATTTCATATTAGCTTCTTTTACATCTGCTAAATGTCTGGCATAGGCTTCTTTATGTCCTTCTCTTAATCCTTTAGCCCAAGCAGGTTCGAATTTTAATCCACCACCTAGTTTAGTTCGATGTTTGTGTAGAGGAGCTAGAGCACCAAGAGTACCAAAACCAGCACCAAGCAAACCACCTGCTGCAGCACCTACACCTGTGGCTAATGCTGTTGAACCAATACTATAATCATCTTGTAATCCAACCTTTATATTTCGTCTTTGTTGTAAATCTGTTTGTACTCCCTCTATTGCACCTGAAGCACCACCTTCAACTATCCCACCTCTTATAGCACCAGCTTTTATAGCTTCCTTTTTAGCCTTTGCTCTGATTGCTTGTTTGGCTCCTTGTTTTTGTACGCCTTTTAAGTTCTGCTTCATAAGAGCTTTCATACTCTCTTGAGCAACCTTTCTAGCTGCAGCCTTCGCTCCAATAGCACCAAAACCAAAACCTAAAAGATTGGCTGGGTCTAATAGTACGTGTTTAACATTGTTCCAAAAACCAGCAGAACCCCTACCACCTTCTTGATAGAAGTGAGGTAAAGCATCAAATGTTTTTTGGAGCCTTGCTAATCTTGCGTTTTGTTCGGCTGAGTTGGATGTTGTAGCATCAATTACTTCTTTAGTGATATGAGCCGTATTTACGTTTTTACCTGTTCTATCATTAAAGAAGTAGTCAATAGCTTCTTCTGGACCAGAAAAAGTTTTTTGGTCTCTATCGTAATAGAAGTCATATATGTCTTTAATAAATGCTGTGTTATCTAGAAGTCCTGCTGCGTCTGATTTTGATAATGCTCCACTAGCATAACCAAGTGGATTACTAGGGTCGGTACCACCTTCCCTGATAAGTCTCATACTCTCTTTAAATTGCTCTGAGACTTTGTTATCTTTCCAAAAATTTGTTTCGTGTCCTATCGGATTGCCGACAGACGTATCCTTTGTGTCGTTTATTGCCATATTATTGGTACTCCAGTTTCCAATTATTACAGTAAATATAGGCTATCTAGACCGTCTGGTCGTCCTAGTATTATTTAACTTCTTTGATTATTTTTCTGATATGCAGGGATTTATCTATCTCTAGTATCTCAAGCTCTACCTCTGCCTGTATACATTTAAAAGTTAACCTTCCACCATCTGTGTTTCTAGTCGCTTCTCTACGTAATTTAAGGCAAGTTGAAGGGCTGTCAGTATACATAAACTCCTTAGCTGTACGCCAGTCTTGTATATCACCTGTGCTATCAAACATTAATAATGCAAATACTACTGCTACTGTGTTCATTCGTGTTTACCATTCCTTACTTTTTCTAAAGAGCTTTCTAACTTATCTATACGATTTGTCAAAAACTCTATTTGTAGATTTAACTTCTTTAATTCTGGAAGTTCGTCCTCTACATTTTTCTTTAATTTTTCCTGATTGGCACTAAGAAATTCCACAAGCATAAAAAGCTCATTGATTTGGGGGGAGACCATATCACCTTTAGGAACACCAGATATAAACTCATTGGCTTTATCTAGGTCTGTATACATTAATTTTTGTTCTGTTTCGATTACATTTAGGCGTTCAATAACTGAGAAGGCAAACCACGCTCCGATAAGACAGGCTCCTACTATGCTAATTAGGTTTTTCATCGGCATACTGATAGGTGTCTTTTCGCTAATTTTCATATGTTATCTATTGTTGGCTCTCCTCAAATGCTTTTGCTTCTGAAATCGCTCTAATAAAAAGACGCTCTAAGAAAGTTGCTCCACCATATCCTATACCATATCCAACGTGAGTGTCTTTCATTTTTTCAGAACTATATTGTCTGTGTCCTTTAGCCTTTTTACTCATAAAATTTCTAGTGTCATCATCTATTATATATTTTCCGTTTTCATTCTCTAAGCCGAACATAACAATATTTCTAAATAATTTCTTTTGTTTGTCCACGTTATCAGTTTGGCTCATTATATCTAGTGCAATCGCAATCAAAGCTCCTCTATTTTTGTTACCATCGGCATTCATCCAAGCCTCATTTATTTCGTAACCGTTCCATATATTAGGATTAGGCTTCAATCCTTTATCTGCTTGGACAATAAGACTGGTATCATTATTACCAACTATCCAACCCCTAGCCTTAGCAGACGAGTTTAACTCTACTATTTTTTCTGTCGGCATACCCCCTGCTTCTACATTATCAAATGAAACAACTACATTTTTCCCTTCTGGAGTTAGGTTTTTAAATTCATCATTTACATATTCAATTTGTTTGTCTACGTATTTAATTAAGTGTTCTTTTGCTTCCTCCATACTTGTTACTCTTATGGTTTCGTCACCTAGCACAAGGTCGAATGGATTATCTTGATTTATAAAAGCATATTGTCCATTACCTGTTATATGTTTAATAATTTGTTTCTTCTGTTTATTTAAAGCCTCCAAAGTTTTTTGCTTAATATCTTGAAATCTGGAGTTATACATCCAAACACTTCCCTGCTTATCTCTTTTAGGTAATTTAACTATTGTTTTTACTGCTTCGTCTACTATAGATGTTTTAACATTAATCGCAGCATTGTTCGCATAATTTTGGAAATCTGTGTTAGGAGGTAATATAGCACCTTCATCATATGAAGCTCTATGAGCAATTTCATTTGCTTTCCAATCTTCTACTCTCTGTAAACCAAATTTTTCTACTACCTTATCTACTGCTGTGACTGAACTTATTCCTTCATCATCTTTAAATAAAGAAGCTAGGTAATCCACTACATCTTGTCTTTGGGTTCTTGGTACATAATAATCCTTAGCTAACTCGCCTAGTGCAGGGAAACCTATTCCATTATCTTTATCATCTTTACCAGTTTTAAAGATTTCTCCGTATCTTTCTTTATTCTCAGCTTGAAGAGTAAGTCCAGCAAAACTAGCTCCAACCATATCTTTAACTGTTGATTCCATAGCTGCTTGTTGCTCTTCGTCTTTCGTTTGCCAAGTTCTAGCGTACATAGCTCTTCTTATATCTGTAGACCAATTTGCACCTAATGCTTCGTCTATCCAAGAAGCCCATTGACCATCCTGCATTATAGTTTCGGCAGTAAACCCTTCCATATTAGATGCCCAAGCTGGTAATCCTGCTGTACCCATAGCTTCCATAATAACATTTTCAAGTTCATCATTACTTGGCATTACATCAGAGGATTTTTCTATCCACTCATTTAAAAACTTACTACCATAAAACGCAGACGAAAATTTTCTTTTAAACCCGTCAAGTTTAGTGTGACGTAAATGTTTTTGTCTTTGCTTTAATATCCCTAAAGCCTTCTGTATTTCTAGTTCACTAGGGTTTGTTATTCCATTGGCTTCAAATGTTAGTTTAACTTGTTCTTTTAAAAGAGCATCATCATAGCTAATGTACCCAGTAACATCTCTATTATCAACGTCCTGCATAACTTTTGCTATTCGTTCAGAACGAATTCTTCTTTCTTGTCCCTTAAAATTATTTTCAAGTATTGATATTATTTCGGCATTTTGATTTGGGAATAGTTTTTTTATATCACCTATTTCTTGTACGTTATCCCATTTATAACTTGTCATAATATCTTGGGCTTGAGCTTGATATAGTTTTTGGCTTTCTTTATTCCACCATTCTTCATCAATACCAGCATTTTTCATAGCTAGTTTACCTGCTACTTCATCTCCCTTACCAAACAACTTAGACACTCTTTTTTGATATTCCTCAAAGTTTTTGTCTTTAGTGCTCATTTCACCTGCATATAAACTCTTCTGCTTAGATAGATTTTCTATACTAGCAGTAGCTTCAGCTACTAGCTTGTCAGCTACAACCTGATTATGTCTGAATGATTTATCTTTAAGTACAGCTTCATTACCTATCATATTTGCATATAGGCTATCACCATTAGTTAGTTCGAACTTCTTTTGTTCTAACTCTTCTAGGCTCACACTTTCACCAGCTTCTCTTTTTTCTGATAGCCACGTGTCAAAGAGTTCTTTGTTCTTAAGTCTCTTACCCTTTAATCTTTCACGAGCATCTCTTAAATCTGAAGAATATCCAATTCCAAAACTTAAAGCCATTTAATTACCTTTGCTTCCAAAATTCGTCTATTTGATTTTGATTAAAACCATAGCCTTCCATAGCTTTTGTAAAAGTGGTCTTATCATTTAATCGTCCTGACTTTTTAAATTTGTCAGGGAACTCATTTATTATACGACCTTCTATTTCAGATAAACTATCTGAGAATGCTGTGCTACCTTTCTCCATAGATTTAGCTGCTAAGTCAGCTAATGACGTTAAATGCTGACCACCTCGGTATGATGGTGATGTAGGTAGTAATTCTTTCATAGTATCAAAACCTGTTTGATAAGGGTCTGTGTAATGTTTCTGTATTCTTTTTCTACTTTCATCATCAAGTAGCATTTGGCTTTCAGCTAACTTCATAGCATCTAGTTTTGCTTGTAAATCTGCATCCCAAAGTTTAGGAGCAAACTCATCTACAGTTTCTCTTGTGATATCTCTAGACATAGTATTACTATGTGCACCACCTAAGTCACGCATATTTTTAGCTGTCTTTTGACTATCAGATAATTCTGCAAGACGAAGAACATCATCAGAATAATTATTCTTTAGATTTAAGTAATCTGCAATAATATCTGCTCTACTTGGTGCATAAGGAACGCCAAGATAATTGTTTACTTGTGCTACTGCTTCTGAAAGATTAGCTGACTTTAATAAAAGTTCGTCTCTTATTGCTTTTTGTTCTGCCTTATCTCGGACATAATTCTCCATTTCCCATTGGTCACGTTTGACCTGCTCATTCGTTATCCATTCTCTGTAGGCTCTATCTTGTCTTAGTCTGTCCCAATCAGAGTATGCATCCAGACCACTACCGACTATATCGGCACCTCGTATTCCAGCGGCTGTTCCTAAAGTTCCTAAAAATTGTCCCCAAGCCATAATTTACCTCACGTTAAAAATACGTTTCCCCAACCTGTTCGTCTGTTTCTTAAATTAGACGATATCGGACCTCTAGCAACATAAGCGGCATTAGGGTCGTTAGGTACAAAGGATATGACTTGTTCCTCCCTTTCGACTGTTGGCACAATGTAATTAACATCAGGTGCCACACTTTCTGATGCCGAAACTAATGGTGCATTAGGGTCTTTCTGTAAGTCTGGGTTTGCTGTTGGTGAAGGTACTCCTGATTGGTCAGGTGTTGTAACAGGTCCTAAGGTTTCTTCCAAAGTTCCTTCGCCTGACATTAAAGCCCTTCGTCCAAAACTTTCTTCTCCAGTTCCTACCATTCCTCCAAAAGTTTGTTCTTCTGTATCTTGTAGTGGTACTGTTCCTGCGGCTGGAACTATTCCTTCTTGTGCTCCAGCGAATTGACCTGCGATAGCTTCTCGTCTATCTGGTGTACGAGGGTCTCCTCGACCTACTGCTCTTTTTCCTAAAAAACTTTCCTGTACTTGTTTATCTGGTTTTGCACCACCAGGATATAATATTTCGCCTGACTGACCCATAGCGTTATATTTAGCCGCTTCATCTGGATTAGCCATAATTTGATTCCAACGAGTTCCAGCAGTCAATGGGTTAAGTCCCATTGTCTTACCAAATTCACTTTCGTTTACTGTTTGTTTTCTGCCAAGAGGGTCTGTGTACTCTACCATAGTAGTCGTCTGAGTACCGCCGCCTCCTCCGCCGCCACCTCCACACATTAGGAGCCTCCTTTTTTATTAGTTATAATTTCTACCGAATTCATCTCGTTGATTAGTCCTTTGTTGTCTTATTAAACCAGGTATATCACTAATATTGTTCTTAGTGCCTACAACTGGATTTGAATGTATCATACCTAAATTTGGGTTATTTGTAGTCCCACTAGAGCTTAAAGGTGCAGTATTAACACCACCCATAATAGTACTTCCAAAGCCTCGGAAGTTTCCTGGAATGTCACTCATATTAGATATCGCACCTCTTACTGTATTTGGATTTTGTGGATTAGCTAGATTTTTTCCTGAAGCCATATTACCTGCTATTGAAGTTAAGGCTGCCTGTCCGACCTTTCCTTTACTTAATAAACCACCTGATAATGTATTTCCTATTGCCTCTGGTACACTAATACCTATTTGACTATTTGGATTTACGGCACCATATGCGGCTCTACCAGCATTTAAAACTGCCAGACCAGCAGGACCTCCAGCTCCAAAAGCAAGAGTGTTTACAATGGCATTACCGATTGCTGACATAATACCACCTTTTTTATCTGATGTAGGATTGGCTGTAACATTAGTTGAGTTAGCAGAAATATCTTTTCCTGGATTACCACTTACCTTCGGTGATTTATCTACGGCTCCACCTTCATCTCTCATATTGTTATGTTCGTCTACGTCTCCAGACCACGAATCCAAATGAGGATTGTGTTCTTGAGTAACATTAGTAGGCTCAGTACCAAGAGATGCTAAATCTTCTACTAGCACATCACCTGGCTTGTACCCAACCATTGGACCTCTTATTGCTTTAGTTTGGTTGTCGTCACCACCACCAGAACTATCGCCACCACCACCACACATAATTATATCCTTTTCTTATATATAGCACCTCTCTCCGTATATCCCATACGAACCATAAATTTATTCATTTGTTCGTCTGGTTTACCTGAGTGAGTAATACTAAAGTTCACTTCGTATGCTCCTTTTTCTTTCGCCCACGCTTCAAAGTCTTTTGTGAGCTTAAGCCCTGCAAGTACGGATGTACTGTCAGTAAATAAATTTTCTTCACAAGCCAAGGTTTGATTGCTCCATAAGTAGTTCGTAATGAAACCCAGAAAGAATGCACAAGGCTCATTATCTTTGTCCACCACCCTAAAATAGTTATTTGGATGGTCAATAAAACGTCTCGCATACCTTCTAACAACTTGTTCATCATATTCTGTATCCTTGTATATAGATGTTTGATGCATCTTATAGGCAAGAGGTAGCAGTTTTTCAATGTCATCATAAGTTGCATCCCTCACCATTAATAATATAATACCCCAACGCCACCTTGACCTCCTTTACCTAGGCTCCAGCCTCTATCGGCTTTTAAGACGGCATTCCCAAACGCACCAACATTTCTGCTGATATCCCTACCCAATCTATCTCTAGCTTGTTCTATCATAGACACACCTGGAATACTCATTCCAAATGTACCTAAATCGGAACCGATAATATTTGCTCCTGTTCCTCTGCCATAAGTATTTAAAGGGTTAGCGACACCTACAGGTCCGAGATTACTTCCTGCATAAATCGGATTAGCTGAGGCACCTAAACCTAAATTCAATGTGCTTTGTGGTATTTGTCTTATTACATTTGTTGGGTTAGGGTAATTAACTCCCATTGGTAAATTTATTTTTGGTGGGTCTATCATACCACCTGCCATAGTTCCTAAACCTTCTCCAGCCATAGCACCCAGAGATGAACCAAGGTTTATATTACCGATTGCACCACCGATAGTATCTCCTAGTAAATTAGTTACTCCATCAGTAAAGCTACCGAATTGATTTCCGATTGTATTAGCTACACCTGTTGACAATCCACCTGCATCTGTCATTGAACCATACGACAACATACCTGGTTTTTGTCCTGCTGGTGTAGTTCCTCCCATTACTTTTGAACCGAGATAAGAACCTGCGGCTGAACCTAATGCTTGTCCCCACGAACCACCTGCGGCTTTTGTTAAACCTCCAGATACAGCGGCTCCTAATGTTGGGTTAACAGCAGTTGCCGCAGCAGTTGCTATAAATCTAGTGACTGGGTTCTTGGCTATTTTTTTAACAACTCTTTTAATTGCTCTAAAAATTTTACCAAAGAAAAAGTGTTGTGGACTATTAGGGTCTGTAGGGTCGTACTGACCCATTTCTGAACCAGCGATGGTAGCAAAGGGATTTTGTCCCTTCGCCATCATAGCCGAAAATATGTGCCGTATTAATTCTGGGTCATCCTTATAAACTTCTGGATGTAGTACAATTTCACCTGGTTCTAGCTTTGCATCAACGGTATCGTTCTTAGCTTCTTCTTGAAATTCTTTCGAAGCTCTTATATCGTCTGCATCGAAGCCACCGTATTGGTCTATGTAACTAGCAAAAGCCATAATTTTTCACCCATATCCATTAAACTGATAGAGTAGCCGAAGCTATCCCTACTTCCAATGTGTTAGCACCACTTGTATTTGTTACCACGAGTTCTAGTCGTCTACCAGTTGTCGTTCCATCTATCTCGATGGTAGTAGGCATATTGACTGAAGCTGACGTTGTAGAAACCGAGAATGTACTTCCTATCGTAGCACCATCTACAGATAGTTGAATAGTACAAGTACCAGCAGCAAGTTTATGGGTGATACCGTCTAATCGAAGTTTCTGTTTCCATATTTTGGCAACAAAATAAGTCTTGTTTGATACGTTAACAGAAGCATCTTCCCAGACGTTGAAAAAAGAAATAGTACCTGTAGCAAAGATATCTGGTAATTGGTTAGTAGGTATCTTAGCAGAACTATCAAGGGATGCTACTCCATTAACAGAACCTCTCCAAGTTTTAGGTACAACAGACGAAAGGTCTAAGTCACCATATTCTAGTGATGTACCAGTTCCATTTACACGGACATACTGTGAGGCATTTGATGCAACAAATGTTGGTAGAGAACTTTCTGGTGAAGTTTCTAACCATTGAGTACCTGTATAAAATTTTAATATGTTAGGTACTTGTGATGTATCAAGCCATAGGTCTCCTGTAGCAGAACCTGTTGGAGTTGTTAGTTGAGATTTAATATTTGCTTTATTTGCAAGACTTGTAGCTAGAGCATTTACTTTATTCTGTGGTATTTCGTTTTCAGCCACATTTAATTTGCTCCAATTAATAAATCCATTAGCATTTGTGTACTCATCTTCAAACATTAAACCTGCAATAGTTTTTTGTGCTTGGTTCTCAACAGTCATTACAGTTACTTTATCGTTAGTACTTAACTGAGTGTTGAATGTAATCGTTGCTGTAGTATGAGAAGCTATGTAGTCAGCACCACCACCTGGCTCCTGTAGAACACCGTTTCTCCACACAAGTAATGTTTCGTCTGACGTGTGAACAAAGGCAACTGATGATGTAGACGCAGTTATTAAAGTATCTTGTCTACGGAAGTTAGTTACGGTTTGTGCTCTAACTGAATAAATTGTTAATTTATCTCCAACAGCTACACCTGGTGTAGGAGTGGAAATTGTTATAGTGTTAGCCGCAGAGTTAGTTGCATATTCTGCTACACTTCCTGTTGTAGCTTTTGCTAGTAATACACCATTTTTATAAACAACAGTTTCTTCTGTATTAGCATCAAAAGAATAAGATATTACGTTAGCAGTTGCGGCAACAGCGGCAAGAGAACAAGTTGCAGTCGCAGTCGTTCCAGAAGTTGGAGCGGCTATAGTTAATGTCGGAGCCTGAGTATATCCAGACCCTGCTGAGTTTATTGTAATCGAAGTAACTGCATCTCCAGTTAATACTGCTGTTGCAGTTGGTGGAGTACCTCCACTATCTTGAGGTGAAGAAAAAGATACAGTTGGAGCAGAGTTATACCCTGACCCTCCTGCCGTTACGGTAGCGGCACCTACTCCTGTACCAATTAAAATATCTTGTCTATTGAAAAAGAATGGACCTTCTACTGTTCCTACGTTTGAACCAGACGGACCTCTTAATGATGTTATATCAATAAGGTTTATCCATCCATCGTCTGCACCTGTATAAACTCCTACTCTGTATTGTAAACCACTTACACTATCTACTCTTAATTCAATAGGACCTTGGAATTCACCACTCTCGTTAAAAAGAACAGCTAATAGTTCTCCAACGGTTTTGTCTCCTAGTTCTGCCGAGTTTATGTATCTGATTACGTTTTCAAAATCTGTATGAATGTTTCCTGAAGAAACATAGTTTTGTGGGTGTTGTTGTCTAAGTCTTGCCATATTATTGTCCTGTTCTTACTGTCACGGCAAAGCCTATTACTTTTAATAGTCCTTTACCTTTAGTTGTTAATTTGAATTGTACGCCTCGATACCTATGTTCAAATTTACGTTCATATTGTCTACTTAACGGCACATCAGGGAATTTGTCGTCCACTCCGTCACCTTCTATTAAAAAATTCATAGAACTTAAGTATCTACCACGTTCATCAAAAGCCTCTACTATTAACTCTCCCTTACCCGTGGCTTGTAGAATAAAGGAATAGCTTTCCTTTACATCATTAATAGCACCTTGCCATAATATTGGCGTAGTTACTACCATCTCAGGACTGAAGTCCGAAATATCCTCAATCCTTGCTCTTTCCCATACACCACCTGGAGTTCCCATTACGGTTGTTCCACCTAGTTGTCTGCCATTCATAGCATTTAAGAATGTTCCTTTAGACCATTTACTTTCACCACCTGACATTGGATTTAATGTTAATGTCAGACGAGTACATAACAAGTCTGATACAGGAAAGAATATATGATACTGTCCTTCGTCTTGGTCAAAGAATGCAGAGATATTCTCTGGATTATCAACCTGTCTAACCAATGCTCTATAGGTTAAATCAATTTTATTAGACATAGGAACTGAGAAGATTGTTACACCATTCGTATCTGAACGTCTTAATGAGTGAACTCCCTCTCTAGAACAAAACATTAAATCAGAACCAGCAGGTGTTATAGTATTGTGACTGATAGTTCCTACTTTAACATTGGCTTTGTCATCAATTTGCCATTGTGTGTAATCTGGGTGTAGTGAATAAACTAGAGTTTGGTCGTTAGTAAACACAGCTAATTTATTACTTTCGAAAACTCCTAAACCTTTAATTTCATCAGCAGTACCAATAATATTACCAATATCAATATCTGCGGCTTTTAGTACAGAAGTAGAAGCAGTATCTTCGTCTGCTGGGAATACATCCACTTCATCTACTCTGCTAATATCTATAACTGTTCGTTTGTCTGGAGCACCTCCTATTGCTAATCGTCTTTGAATAGCAACTCCAAATGCTGGTCTTGGGTCAGAGTTAGGTGATACCCTAGTAAAGACCTGACCATTATATTTATAAAAATTATTATCTCTAGAAAAGAATAACACTTCGTTATTGTATAAAGTAGATGTTACTACATTGTTTTTAGGAAAAACTTCTTCTGCAAAACTATCTACATCCGATTTTAATGATATGCCTCCACCGTCTTTCTGTGCCCAGACGAGTGCATTTCTACCATAGAATGTTACGTGTTTAATTAATCTATCGCCAGATGTTCTTTGTTTAGCACCTGGGTCTCTTATGATTGAACCTCTCCAATCAGCATAACCGTTATCAATGTCTAGTAAATGTTGTTTTTGTCCTGTATCTAATGCGGCTTTATCTCTTGAAGCATCAATACCTTGAAAATCTTCGTATGGATATACCTTTACTTTTACGCCTGAAGGTGCGTATGAGGTTGACATTTATTAAGTCCTCCCAGCATCATATGCCCTAGCATCACTTTTACTACCTTCTCCTCTATCTAGTGGAGATAATTCTATTTTAGCGTTTCCATATTTTCTATTGAATAATATTCTATTCATTGTTCTAAAGTACATAGGTCCGTATGCTTCAACCTTATTACTCTGTTGTTGAACAGAATAATGGTACAATAAACCAGCTACCATTATCTGGTCTGGCACTTGTCTGTGCTCTGTAGGATGTGTGTAATAATCTATTTCTAAATTATCCCAATATGGATGTGCTCTTAAATCCTCTAATATTAAGTTAGCAAATTCAATGAACATCATTATTACTTCACCATCTACAGTACCTGGGTGCATATCTCCGTATCTACGTAATGATTGCATTACCAAAGTCTGTAATGATGAATATGGTTCTCCTAGATGAGGATTGTTAGCAGAGTATCTATGTCTCTCTTTAACATTCTCGTCTAAGTATTTTAATGTGGCTTCTGTTGTTTTTTCTGTTTTGTCTTTAGTAATAGTAGTTCTTAAGTCTACAGACCCAGGTCGTGTATTATTATTATGGTCTTGATTTGTTGGCTCCTCCGTTGGTTTTGACATATCCTTGTAATCAGTATTCTGATTAGCAGGACCTGGTTTAAACGGTTGTACCGTGCCTTTGTCTGTAGAGTTATACTGTGTCATTCTTATTCACCATCGCCTGATATTATTCTACCAGTTAGGAACATAGTGTGTCTCTCCATATTCGCTTTTAATGATGAAGGAATTCTCCATACACAATGAGTATGTTCAGCATTCCACTTACCATTGAACTTTTCTCCAGCTAAGTTCATCTCCCATTTTACTGGTTCTGGTTTAGCTGAAACATAGTAAGCCCATTGAGAACCTACTTTACCTAAAGTAACTTTAGGGTCTTTAGCAGCCTTTTTGGCTTCCTTAACTGAAGCCGATTTGACTGCACTATCTTTTTTGCTTTTTTTCATTTTTTTCTCCTTAAACTAAAAAGGGCAGAGTAATAATACCCTGCCCTTAATATTACCTTTATTAGAGAACGTGTCGTCCCAAGCTAATTACGCAAGTCCAGACCAGTTCTTAATTCTGTGATGCACTTTAGAGTGGGTCATTTCTAATCCACACTCTGACATATACATATGTTTTACACCATCAAAATCGTTAGTTTGAACGTCTCTGATTAGCTGAGTATCTCTTCCATCCATATATCTGTAGTTCAAGTGGTTCATATCTAAGATAATCATTTCTTGAGACAGAGCAGATATTTGTCTGAACATTGGGTGCATATACACAAGTAAATCACCTGCAAATGTAGTGTATCTAGTGAAAGCTACACCATAAGCATTATCTACTTGAGTAGGTTGCCATCTGTTTTTACCAACTTCCATCATATTAGTTATGACACGAGGACCTGCAAAAGCTATCTTCTCGTTACTTCCGTAAGCGAAGATATCTTCGATAAGAAATTTATCGAATTCTTTCTCAGTCATCTTGTTAGTAGTAGCAGTAGCACTCGCACAGTCTGTGATGTTAGTGATTGATGAAATCAAACCACCAGTAGACCTTGTTGGAGATGCAGTCGAACCATTTGCAATACCTCTAGTTCCAAAGAAAAAAGCTCTTTCAATGTCGCCCATATGTAATTTAAGGGCTTTTGTAAGTTGCTCTTGTTCCTTATCCCCAGTTCTTAGGTAAGTGTTTTGCAAAGTTCCTGTAACTTGCACAGCAGTTTTGAAAATCTGTGTGTAGTTATAGTCAACTGTTGGGTCGAATGAAATAGCAGTTGGAGCAGTTCCACCTTCTTGGTCGGCAAATCCTGCAATACTTAATACTTCATTGTCTGCAACGGCTGAGGCTGTTGAACCTCCAAAACCTCTAGAGATAGCTACAGTATTTGCAGATGTATCAGCATCAGCAGTACAAAGTAGATTTTCTCCAGTCGTATGGTTATGGATTACAGTACCTTTAACTAGGAAGCCTTCATCGTCAGTATCGTTGTCGAAAGCCAAGCTAGTCGCACTATTATTTAAAGCACCATTCACAACAATAGTTCTGTTTGGTAGTTCGTCCCTAAAATGATTGTATTTAGGGTCATCTGTGCTTTCAGATGATGTCATCGCCAATAGCGCCTGTAAAGGTGCTGTTCCATTTGGCTCTAACAGAGTGAACAACTCTCTATAGTTCGTAGGACGAAAGTCTGTACCGAATTGACCAGTCCCACGTAGTCCTTGAATTGCTGCCATAATACCCTCCTTTATTGAGTTAGCAGTTTACGTGTTTTAAGTTAATCCGACTTCATCCGTTAAGACTACATTGAGTAAATCGTAGGAATTCCGTCTAACACAGTTAGCCGTAGCGATTTGTGTATGTTTCGATGATATAGCTAAAAAAGAACTAAAGTCGTCCCTGTTAGCCCATATTTCTTTTTTTCATAAAGCCTTGTGCGACTTTACTAATAAACTCTTCGTCTGCATTAGGTTTTGGAGCTTCACCTACAGCACCTGGAGTTGCACCTATTGTACCTGTAAATGACTGCCTTCTTTTAGCCATATCCTGTAACCTAGCCATTTCTGGGCTATTGACGTTGTTTTTAAAGTCACTAACAACTTGGTCTGTAAGTGATGGGTCTATAAAATCTTCAACAGTATAACCTCTACCAAAAGCAAAATCGAAAAACTTTTGTTCCATATCGTCTGGTAGTTGATATTTAGCTTGAGCTTGATTTAGGTTATTAGCCGCCATTTGTCTCATAGCTTGAGTTTGAGCATCACCTGCAGCCTTAACTTGTGCCTGAGTATTCTGAGCCAAACCTTGAGATTGATTAGCTATATTTTGAACCATTTTCTTCAAATTAGCATTATCATTCATTACTGTTTGTAACATTCCTGCGGCTTCCTTATACTTAGGAGGTAAGGATATTGCATTTTCTTCTTCCCATTTAGCCATATCTTTTTCTATTTCACCTAAAGGGATACCCATACTATCTGGTGTTGGGTCTTTCTGCCCACCCATTGTAGGGTTTTTCATATACGCTTGTGAAGCGGCACTTAGAAACTGTACGATATCATCTGCTTTCACTTTAGTACCATCTTTTGCGACTTCAGCGGCAATCTGGTTAGCGAAATCTAACACAGGTTTCATTGGAGCAACTTGTGTTTGATGCATATAATTTAAGTCACTATACCTTTTGTATGTGTCTTTTATCTGTTTCTCCGAAAGTGTTCGCATATCAGCGTCACTATCGCCCATCTGGACTTTGATGAAACTTTCTTCTTTTTGTTTATCACCTTCTGTTGTTGGACTTACTGCTTCAGCAGCTTGTTCAGATGGTGTTGGTTTAGCTTCGTCTGTCTTAGCGGCTGTTCCTTCATCTTTGACAGCTTGAGCCATAGCATCTTGCTGTGCTTGATGTTGTTGAGCGGCTTGTTGGTTAGCTACCCCTAATTTATCGTCTGCTAGTTTGTCGATTAGTTTTGCATCTGGTGTCATTGATGCTTTTTCTTCTATTGGTGTTCTTGCCATTTTTTTCTCCTTTTCCTAGCCTTAGCGAGGCTTGTTGTTATTGGGAGCCGAAGCGCCCGTTACTTTATCTTTTTCTGTTTCGTCTAAAGTTGCAAATGCTAAATCATTCTTTAACTTTATTTCCAAAACATCTGGCATCTCTACCAGTTTACGTGAAGCCCATAAGGCTCCTCGTCTCCAGTTAATCTCATCAACTGACATTTTCGGGTCATTTGAAAGATTATATGCGGCTTGAAGTATCTCATCCTTCATTAACTTGGAAAGATATTTCCAGCCATCATTCTTTTTAAGGTTCTTTACTAATGCAAGACTTTCCTTTATCTCACTTACTGAGCGTTCATCCATTCAGCACTAGCCTCTTCAATACCTTTAACATCTGTATACTCATCAATTAAATCATATCCCCAAGTCTTAAATGATGCAAGTTTATTCTCATCGTGTCCTTGTGGAAATACGCTTATGCCTGAATTGATGTAGAAAGCGGCTATTTCTTTCATATTAGTAACTTTACTTAATTTCGCTTCGTCTGGTTGTGTAGCTATTTTACTGACCTTAGTTTTAGGTACGAAAATATAACCATTACCCATAAATCTATATGCACCCACAAACTCAAAATCATCATCACCTGTGTTGAAATCAGATTCTCCTGTTAGAGGGAACTTATATATAGTTATTGCTTGGTCTGGAAGAAATCCTTGTTTTATTGACATTTTTTCTCCTATTGTCTTGTTGGCATTTTACGAGTTAACATATAAGTTGATACGTTATCAGTAAAGCCTTGTTGATAGTTATTGGAAGTTCCATTAGTCCACATTGTACCATCCATCATTAATACGTTGTAACCTGTTTCAATCGTACTACCTGAACCGTAACCATTGATATCAATGTCTCTTACTTTACCTTGATATCCATAAGGCATTGGTAACGCTGTTGGAGAACTAAGGTTTATACCTGTTGCTACACCATATATACCCATAGCATATTGTTGATATCCCCAAGCATATATAGTTCCGTTAACTTTGTTTTTCCAATCCTCTTCGTTGTCGTGAGCAATACACCACGTAGCTCCATAGTAGTATGAAGTACTTGTGCAGTTGAAACCACTTACAACTTTAGAAACCCATTTCAACGAGCTATCTTTAACTGGCACGTTTTGGGAACCTGAAGTAGAACCACATCCAGAAACTCCGTGAGTATTTGGACCCCACTTGTAGAAGTCTCCGTTATCAGTAGTTGCATACCAACACGCTTGACCATATCCTTGTCCCATCCACATATCCATAACTTTTAGACCTGCTGTTGCAGAGTTAAATGTACTTACAAGAGTTGGAGTTGTTTTGTTTCCTGAAGCATTGTTGTCTCCAGATTGTCCTGTGTTATTGTATCCACAGTAGTATAACAATCCATCTTCGTTAAGTATCATTACTCCACCCATAGCATCTGCACCACTTGCGTAGAATTTAACAATCTTCTTGTTAGTTCCAGCTTCTAATTGATTTGGTGAGTTAGCGGCTACTTGGTTTTGAGTACCATTACCACATTGGTAACTGTTGTTATAACCCCAAGCATATAGCTTGTATCCATCGTTCGGACCTGAAAGTGCATAACAAGTTGGAGAGTTACTGTCGATTGATTGAATTGCTATTATATCTTTACCTGCAAGACCTGCAATTTCAGTAGGAACTCCTTGGTTATTAGTGTTACTAGAAGTTACTTGGTTGTGACCATTGTAACCCCAACACCAAACTTTTCCTGCATCATCAAGTGCTAAAACAGTTCTATTAGTTGAACTGTGTCCACAAGGAGAATAGTAAACTATTCTACCAGCCGTACCTGGAAATTGAACTGGTACAACTCTGTATTCTGTAGTTGCGTGAGAAACACCTAATTGTTTAACATTGTTATATCCACCTGCCCACATTTGACCATTGTCGTCTAGATAATAAGATGAATCCCAACAACGAGTTGATTGAATAACATTCCCGTTTTGATTTTCATAACTATATTGGTCATAGCCTTTAGTTTGGTCTTTGTATGCGTGTGGGTTCATTCCACTTCTATTTGAGTTAGTAGGGTCTGGCATAGAATAGTTACTTGAACCACCCCACCAGAAAGCTACTTTATGTCCACCATCATTATACTGAACGACACAATCCCCACCTCTGTAAATCATTTTACCTGTGCAAGGCATATCGTTTGGATAGATACCTTTGTTTGCGTGTAGTGGGAAACTAGAAGAATCAGTTACTTCTGAAATTAATGAGAAGTGATTTCTAGTATATCCATTATTTTCTGCCCCTGGATAACCTGGTGCTTTAGGGTCAGCAACACGACAAGTAATATCATTACCTAGTCTGTATACGTGACCTGCTTGTTTACCGACTTTCTCCCAAACAGGAAGTCCGTGAGAAGCCATTAATGCAGTACCAGTTTCACCGATTGGAAGTCTTGCTTCGCCTGAAGCAGTAACTAAATCAAATTGTGAATTTCCACCTACGCCTGTTGCAGAACTTGTTGCATCATATGGATAGATAGTATCTGCTGTTGCGTTAGAAGGTACAACGATTGTTACTTTAGAAGATGCCTGACCAGCAGTTCCTGTATAAGTAATATCGTTTGTGCTATCTGTTGGAGCAATATCTAAAAGCTCTGTTCCACCAGATGCGTGTGTTCCATCTTTTGTTGTAGAAAACTTAAGAAGTTTACCTGACATTGAACTGTCAGAAACATCGAAGTCGTAAGTTTTTCCTCTAAAGATTTTATAATTTATATGATTTTGGTAGGCAGTTTCATTCGGTAGTCTGAATTGAAAATAATTTTGTCCACCCATAGTGTTCACTTTTACTTTGATAGAGAACGTAGTATCAACTGGAACACCTTGGTTGTAAATCATATCACCTTGGTTCGTTGTAACAGTAACTAAAGCAGAAGTAATTGCTTCAACATCTACAACGTGTGAAACTTGTGCAGTTCCAGTAGTTGCATAGTCACCCATTACCCAACCAGTTTTACCTGGTTTGATGATTGCTGTATCAGCGTCTGCTGCACCAGAATATTGTACTCGTACATCTTTAGTTGTTGTATTTCTTATTACAGTAGTGAAGGCTCTATTTGGAACAATAACATCAAGTTCAGTTTGGCTAGGAGTGGAAGCCTGAGTTAACTTGATTACTGGTTTAGCAATATCATCTATTGTTAATGTCCATTGACCGTTCGTTGCTGTTGAATAATCTAAAACTTTTGAAGGCTCGTTTGCCTCATCGAAAAGTTGTAGTAGTGCATCTGCACCTGTTATTGCCTCTACTGCTTTTGCAATATAGACCATATCGTTTGCAGTAGAACCTGCAACCGTACCAGTTGTAGTATTAGCTATCGTTTTGGAACGAGTTTTTATCGCCTCTACAACTTCTTTTAATGTGTTCATCGCCATTTGTATATCACTCCTTTTTTTATACTATGCCCAACTTCAACAAAACTTCCAGTTCTAAATCTTTCAGTCTCGGTGCAGTAGTTTGATTAAATGTTTGTATCTCTGCTAGAACCTGTGCTCCATCAAACACTAAATTAAACTTGCTCTGGTCGATTTGCGAACCCGTGCTAGTATGTGCTGTATGACATACCCAGTACTTGCTGTCGT